TTGCACCGCCCAATCCTCGGAAAGCGTACGCATTTCTGTAATGTAAGCGCGGTTATAGCGTAGATAGTCCTCTAAGTCGTGGTGATTTTCAAACATAACTTCTCTGGCGTAGCCGTCACCTTCACGCTCGTCACGCTTTACGATGTAGAACTTAAGCATTTTTTTCCCCTGTCTTTGGGCAGTCGTCTGCTAATTGTCCTTCGCCGTCTGTGTCCTCGCAGATACACCAGCCGAACCGCTCCACCTGTGTGGCATGGGTCAATTCTGCTAACTCGCCCCATGATATGGACTCTGTTTCCATGTTCTGTCTCCTGTCTTAATACATGAGGCGGGTATCTCCTGCCTTCATGTCGTGCCCTAATCATCTCTCGCAGATGTCGCACTCGTCAAGTGTTTAGGGCTGTGATGTTAATCACATTTTTTATTCTGTCTTAAGTAATGATTTCTTGATGGCTTCAATGTCGCTTTCATCTAGGTTCGTGTCGTAATGGGTGCCACACTTTGGGCAGGTAATTTCTGCCATAAGTTTCATGCCATAAGGCGCGAATCCGATACTGGTGGGGCTGTCGCAGTCCTCGCATGTGCCTTGCATTATGCCACCTCACTTTCTGTCTTAATACCTGACCAGTTGCCACCCTGTGAATAGAGCCAGCCTGTGCCCTCTGTGTATAGGTAAAAATACTCCTCGCCTGCGTTGAAGTTCTCGAACCAGTCGGCCTCGCCTGTAAAGGTGCGGGCGCTGTCTGAGGCCGTGTTATAGGCTCCCGCTTTCGTCTCCTCCAATGTCTCCATGAGTGAAGAAAATCCGCCGAGAGAGATAAGCGCCTCCGCCTGCTCCTTGCTGTTGTAATTCTCAACAAGCCCGACCCCTACGCCTGCAGGGTAGCCATCCCAATGGCAGTAAATCGCCTTAATTGTGCCATCTTCTGTCTTAATGCCGATAGTGCTTCTTGTTGCCATGTTGCGTGTCTCCTGTCGTGTTAAGGTGGCCAGTATTTCTGACCTACCTTGTGCCCTAATGGTCTCTCGCTGACCTCGCACCCGTCAAGTGTTTAGGGCTGTGTGATTGGTCACACTTTGTAATTTTTAACGATTGTGAATCCCTGCGGGATGCAGGTGGCGCAGTAACGGCCTGCCCAGTCGCCAGCACCCGCGCCCATGGCGTAAACGGTGGCAACTTGCTCGCAATTTTCGCATTTCATAGCAACTCCCCGCACTTATCGCAAGGCTTGCCAGTAACCACGCTCAAGGCATCGTACTTAGTCTTTTGCCAGCACTTAGTGCATACGATTACGAAGTCCATCTTTCATCTCCTGTCTTAATACATAAAGAGACTTTCTCCTTATGTCGTGCCCCCGTATGGTCTCGCACCATGCGCACTCTTTCAAGTGTCGGGGGCGGTGACTTTCGTCACACTTTATGTCTTAAGCCTCGGTAAATCCACCTCCGCACATGTCGCAGGATACGCCCGCCTCAATCACGCCACGGGAGGCGCGGATTACCTGCTCACATGGACATTGAGCCTTGAGCAGGTTCGTATTTCGTCCCTTCTTCTTAGCCTGCTCGCCTCCGAGGGCGGTAAGGCTTAGGGCGCTCTCAAGAATTGCTAGCGCTTTCTTCCATCGCTTGGCGCCTAATTCCGTGAGTTTGGTTGAGGCGTGTCCCTTGCCCTTGATTTCAATCGTCTCAAGCCCTAGCGCCTCGGCGCGGGTCTTGAAATGCTTGTTGTGGTACTGGTTTGCGGAGCAATCGGTAACGCCCTCGGCGTGATTCATTGAGTGTGCCACCTCATGGAGCAGGGTAGAAAGTAACTCGGCAGGTGAGGCAAAATGCTCAAGATTGAAAGCGATTTCATTGAAAGACTCTTCTCCCGCCTGCCATGGGGTAAACGGCGTGAAGTGCCCCTTACGCCCCTTCAAATCGCGGGTCACTAGAATTGTGGCGCGAGGTGCGCCCGTCTCCTCCTTGATTATCTCGTGAGCCTGCTCAAGGGCGCGGGTAATCGTAGAAAGCGCCTCGGCTTTGCTTGCTGTCTTGCTTGCCTTGCCTGTCTTGCTTGCTGTTGATGCGGTCATGATGTCTCCTGTCTAAATCGGGCGGTGTTGCCCTTGTGCCCCCCGTAGGTCGTGAGCCTGCGCCGTCAATACGGGCGGGGGGCGGTCAAACTATTTTGCCCAGATTTTGAGGATTAACTCCTCAATTTCATCTTTCGTTATGAGAGTGTCGGGATTACCGAAAATAATCTTGTCGCGGAGCATTGAAAGTGCATAGTTGATTTTTGCCTTGTCTGCGAGATTGAGTTCCATTGTGTTGCCTCCTGTCGTGTATCAAGCCCTTATGACTTAATGAAGATAAAGTAATGCCTGCGATTGAGCGCGGTCAAGTCTTAAGACCGATTTCGTCATGTGATTTACCTCACACGGCGCAGGGGTAGGCGTGTCTCAATATGTGAGACGGCAGGCGGGGCAGGCTCAAGCGTGGCAAGCGATGCGGGGGGCGCGGGGGATATTGAGCGCGGAGATGTTCTAGTGAAAGCCCTGCCCTGCCCTAGCACCTCAAGCCCTGCATCACTTAGCCCTGCAAGCAATCCAGAGCAAGCCTTGAAAGTAAGTGAGTGAGCGTGCATGCTTCACCCCAGGATTGTTAAATCCGTGGGATGTATGTGTATGTGTATCTACCCACATAACTTTGATAGTTCTGGGGTCACAATATGCCTCTGAACAGCACTTTTGCCGCAGGCAAAAAATATTTAAAAATACTTTGTACAAAAGTGTCCGCTAAGGACCTTTTGGACACCTATAGTATAGTGAGAGGCGAAATAATCGGAGCCTCTCCACACACTAGCAGCGACCCTTGGGGTCGCACCCTAAGAGAAGCCCTAACCTTCGGCTTCGTTTAGACTACGCCTACGGTTAGGAGATAAGCCCGAAACTTCCATACTTTCGTTTCGGTATGCCTATGGAGAGAAAAAGAACAACTGCTGCTAGCCATCGAAGCGATGCTATCAAAAAGCAGATTATTGAATTTTTAATGGAGGGGTACTCCGTCCAACGGGCCATGGATGCCGTTGGCCGTAGTATCAAGACCTACGAATACTACCGAAAGATGGACCAGGAGTTCTCGACCCAGGTAGATAAAGTTCGTAGTATGACTGCCCGTGGAGAAATTGGCGGGGCTAGAGGGGAAGTACCACCCTTCCCAGAGTTCTCAGAGAAATATCTAGGCACCAAGGTATTTAAGCACCAAGAGCATTGGATTGACCTACTTGAGGGTAGGCAACCTTCGGATGTTCATCCTGCCATTACCTTTGAAGAGGGTAGCCCAGACCTATTGATTGTTAACACCCCTCCAGAACACGCAAAGTCCACGACCATTACGGTCAACTATGCTGTCTATCGGATATGCCAGAACCCTAATATCCGTATCATGGTAGTCTCAAAGACTCAGGCCATGGCTCAGAAATTCCTGCTCTCCATTAAGAACAGACTCACACACCCTAAATATCAGGATTTGCAACTTACCTTTGGTCCGCCAGGGGGATTCCAAAAAGGGTCTGATTCATGGAAGCAGGATTTAATTTACCTATCCTCCGAGTCTCGTGACTCAGGCGAAAAGGACCCTACCGTACAGGCTATCGGTGTCCGTGGTCATATCTACGGTGCCCGTGCCGATTTAATTATCATGGACGACTGTGTTGACCATACCAACGCCCATGAGTACGAGAAGCAGATTGACTGGATTCAGTCCGAAGTTATGTCCCGTATTGACAACGATGGTGGTCGCCTACTGGTTATCGGTACCCGCCTTCGTCCAAGGGACTTGTACTCTGAACTACGCGACCCTATTCGCTACCCAGACGAAGAATCTCCATGGACTTACTTCGCACAACCTGCAGTTTTAGAATTTGATGAGGACCCTGACAAATGGGTAACACTCTGGCCTAAGACCAACATGCCACCCGTATCTGGTAAGGGCGTACCTGACGAGAACGGGCTGTATAGCAAGTGGGACGGACCCGCACTTCACAAGAAGCGCTCCCGTATATCCCCAAATCTATGGGCAATGGTTTACCAGCAACAGCAGGTACACGAAGATTCAGCCTTCCCAAGCACCGCAATCAAGGGTGTTATTAACGGCGCTCGCAACTTTGGAATTATTCCAAGGGGTAAGAACGGCGTTCGCTACAACGGCATGGATGGATTGATTGTTGTAGCAGGACTAGACCCAGCAGGCTCTGGTTATACCGCAGCCGTATGCCTAGCACTTGATGTTTCTACACAGAAGCGTTATCTGCTAGATGTATCTAACAAGCCTGGCATGAAGCCAGATGAGATACGAGAACTTATTAAGGGCTGGACAGATAAATATCGAGTTTCTGAGTGGCGAGTTGAGAAGAACGCTTTTCAAACAATGCTCACTCAGGACCGTGAGGTACGGGAATACCTGTCGTCACGGGGTGCAATTTTACGCGAACATCATACGGGTCAAAACAAATGGGACACCAACTTCGGAGTTGCATCCCTGACGACCCTCTTTCACGGTTGGGAAGATGGCAGAGCGCTTATTGAGTTCCCATCAACCCATGCATCAGAAGGTTTAAAGACTCTTATTGAGCAACTTGTAACCTGGTACCCAGATGCACCTAAGTCGCAAAAGACAGATACCGTCATGGCTTTCTGGTTTGCTGAACTTGGTTGCCGAGACAGGCTTACAAACGCATCAAACTTTGCAAAAACACACAATCGTATGAATATGTTTCATACAAAGTACGACCAATCACGACAGATAACTGTCAACTTAAATGACTATAACTATTCATAGAACTGGAGGTGGGTGCGATTAAATCTTTAGACGAAATTAAAGATAACTTCCTCGTTGTCAAGCAAGTCTTTGCCGAGCGCGACAGTCGCATGGAAGATGTCCTCCTTGTTCGCAAGGGTCGTATGCGCGATGTGTACCCTGACCTATTCCCAGACGGACCGTTTGAGAACCCTATCGTTGCGAACATGGTTGATATTTCAGCCCGCGACCTATCAGAAGTAATCGCACCACTACCTGCATTTAACTGCAACTCACCTACTATGGTTTCTGAGAAGGAACGCAAGAAGGCTGACAAGCGCGAAGAGATTGTTAACGGAATTGTTGACTTCTCTGACCTACAGACCCAGATGTTTAACGCAGCAGACCGTTATGTAACCTACGGTTTCGTACCTGCACAGGTTGAATATGATTTAGAAGCACAGATGCCACGCATCCGCTTCTTAGATTCCTACGGTTCATACCCAATGATTGACCGCTTTGGTCGAGTTCAGTATTTCTATCAGCGTATTCAGAAGTCTGTTAGCGAATTGATGGCTGCATACCCAGAGTATGCCCACATCATCTACGACAAAGACGAGAACACCGACTCATCCCAGATTGAAGTTGTGCGTTACCACGACAAAGACCAGGATGTTTTGTTTATTCCATCACGCAATAACTTGATTATTGACCGAGCAGCCAATGCTCTTGGCGAAGTGATGGTTCGTGTTGTACAACGCCCATCTATTGACAGCCAATCACGCGGACAGTTTGACGATGTACTTGCAATTCAGGTTGCAAAGGCTCGTTATGCACTGCTTTCTCTTGAGGCAGCAACTAAGGCAGTACAGGCACCTATCGTTGTGCCACGCGATGTATCAGATTTGGCCCTTGGCCCAGATGCTGTTATCCAAACAGAGCGCCCACAGGATGTACGCCGTGTATCTATTGAGATTCCTGGTGGAACATTTGCTCAACAGCAGGTTCTCGAAGGCGAACTCCGTCTAGGTTCACGCTATCCTGAGTCTCGTACAGGTAACATTGATGCTTCTATCGTTACAGG